ACAAGCAGTCAACGATGTGCTTGTTCGCTTGCGTGAAGAGGAAGTCTCTACTGTTTCCGAAACTCCTTACTCAACATTGATTGGCAAGTTTGTCAACGATGCAAAGCGTCATGTTGAAGATGCCTATGAGTGGAATGTTCTTGGTACTACCTCTACCATTACAACGACTTCTGGCACTTATTCTTACTCCTTGACTGGTTCAGGGCAGAAGTTTCGTGTCCAAGATGCCATCAACTCTACAAGCAAAATTGGTATTGACAACATACCATTTGCGACAATGAATCGGTTTTTGAACTTTGGCACTCCGTCAAACTCAATTCCTCAGTATTACACCTTTGATGGCGTTGATTCCAATGCTGACACCAAGGTTACATTGTTTCCGATTCCTGATGGCATATATACCATTAAGTTCAGCTTAGTTGTTCCTCAGGCTCTTTTGTCTAGTGACAGCACAGTTATCTCTGTCCCTGCTGAATTGATTGTTCAGAATGCTTATGCAAGGGCTTTGGTTGAGCGTGGTGAAGATGGTGGATTGAATTCTTCAGAGGCGTATCAACTGTATAAGTCTATGCTGTCTGACTACATTGCTACAGAAGCTACTCGTTATCCTGAATTTGGCGCTTTTGAGGCTGTTTAATGGCTCAACCTATCCAAACCTTCAGCATCTCTGCGCCAGGCTTCTATGGCTTGAATACGCAAGATTCTCCATTGGATTTGGCTTCTGGCTTTGCGCTTGTTGCTACCAATTGTGTGATTGACCAATATGGTCGTATTGGTTCACGCAAAGGCTTTACAAGACTAAATTCATCAACTGGCAATCTTGGTGCTAATGATGTTGGTGTGATGCACGAGTTGGTGCAGACTGATGGCACATTGACTGTCTTGTTCGCTGGCAACAATAAGTTATTCAAACTTGGTACTTCTAATGCAGTTACTGAGTTGACCTATGGGGGGGGTGGTACTGCTCCAACTATTACTGCAAGTAATTGGCAATGTGCCTCTTTGAATGGAATCACATATTTCTTTCAAACTGGACATGATCCATTGATTTACGACCCTGCTGTAAGTACAACTACTTATCGCAGAGTGAGTGAGAAGTCTGGTTATGCGGGAACTGTCCCATTAGGAAACTTGGCAATTTCTGCCTTTGGTCGTTTGTGGGTTGCTAATACTGCTTCTGACAAGACAACAGTAACCTTTTCTGATTTGCTTACTGGTCATATTTGGACTGGTGGAACTTCTGGTTCTTTGAATGTCAATCAGATTTGGCCTAATGGTGCTGATGAAGTTCAGGCTTTGGCTGCTCACAATGGCTTCTTGTTTATCTTTGGCAAGCGTCAGATTCTTGTTTATCAAGGTGCGACTACGCCATCGACAATGACTTTGTACGACACCATTGGTGGCATTGGTTGTTTGGCTAGAGATTCTGTTCAAACAACTAGCTCTGATGTTATTTTCTTGTCAAACAGCGGTATTCGTTCATTGATGAGGACTATTCAAGAGAAGTCTGCCCCAGAGCGTGATTTGTCTAAGAATGTCCGTAATGACTTGATGACAGATGTTGCGGCTCAAACCTTGTCGAGCATTAAGTCTGTCTACTCTGAGCGTGAAGGCTTTTACTTGTTGACAATGCCATCCAATAAATCTGTTTATTGTTTAGATACAAAAGTGATTTTGCAAGATGGTACTTCAAGAGTAACTACTTGGGATTCAATCACTCCTACATCTTTGTTGTCTCGTAGGAATGGTGATTTATACATTGGCAAGAATGGTTATGTTTGTTCTTACAGCGGATATTTAGACCATGAGTCTACTTATCGCATGATGTACTACACAAACAATGCTGACCTTGGAAATGTCAACCAAGTATCTATCTTAAAAAAGATTTCTGCTGTTGTCATTGGCGGCACAAGTCAGACTGTTGCAATTAAGTGGGGCTTTGACTTTAAAGCTAACTATTTGAGTGCTAATGCTTCTATTCCATCTCAAGGTGTTGCTCAGTATGGTATTGCTGAGTATGGCGCTAATGGCAGTCCAGTTGCTTACTATTCTGATGGCATTGCATTGCAAACATTAACAGTTTCTGCAAGTGGATCGGGAAAAGTTGTACAGACTGGTTATGAATCAGAAATAAATGGAGCGCAGTTGTCGATCCAGAAAATTGAAATCCAAGCTAAGAACGGGAAGATAGCATGAGCGATTACACCAAAAGCACGAACTTTGCGTCTAAAGATAATCTTAGTCCTGGCAATGCTGCAAAGATTGTTAAGGGTACAGAGATTGATACCGAATTCAACAATATCGCTATTGCAATTGCGACTAAGTTTGATTCGACCAATGCTCCATCAGGATCGGTTGTTGGCACTACAGATACTCAAACTCTGACAAACAAGACTTTGACAAATCCAACTATCAACAACTATACAGAAGGTGTTGTTGCAATTGGTACTGTTACTTCTTCAAATACTTTGTCATTGACAAATGGTACTGTTCAGACTGCTACTTTGACTGCATCTACAGCTTGCACATTCACAATGCCTACCGCTACTGCGGGTAAGTCTTTTATCTTGTTGCTCAAACAAGCGGCTACTACTGGTGGCGGTACTGCTACTTTTACTAGCGTTAAATGGAATTCAGCATCTGCTCCAGTAGTTACTTCAACTGCTGGCAAGATGGATATTTTCTCGTTTGTGTCTGATGGTACAAACTGGTATGGAACTGTTGCACAAGGTTACACGCCATAATGTTTGCCGCACCAAACTTCTTCTTAGCGGGAGCTTCTGATTCTGTTGGTCAGATTGCTTTTACGACTGCGGGAACATACTCATGGACTGTTCCTTTTCCTATCACTAGCGTAAGCGTTGTTTGCATTGGTGGTGGTGGAGGTTGTTCTGGAGGCGGTGGTCTTGGTAACGGAACTGCTGGTGGCAATTCATCATTTGGAAGCACAGTTACTGCTTATGGTGGCGGAGGAGCGGCTTCGGGTGGCTCTGGTGGTTCTGGCGGTACTGGCACAACCATAAGTGGAAACATTGGTGGTGGTAATGGTGGCGCAGGCGGTACTGGTTTTGACATTTATGGAAGTGGTGGCGGTGGAGCTGGTGGCTACTCAGGCAATGGTGGCGCAGGCGCTGGTGGAAGTTACTCATCTGGATCAAGTGGTTCTGGTGGTGGCGCAGGCGGTGGCGGTGCTTATGGACAAGGCGGTGGCGGTGGCGGTGTAGGTCTGCTTGGACAAGGCTCTAGTGGCGCTGGTGGTAGCACTTCGGGTGGTGTAGGAAATGGTGGTGTAGGCGGCTCTGGTGGTGCTACAGGAGCAGGTAGTGGAGCTAATGGCGCACTTGGTGGAGCTTATGGTGGTGGCGGTGGTTCTGCATCTACCAGTTCTGGCGGTGGCGGTGGCGGTCTTCGCTATGCCAACAATGTTTCTGTAACACCTGGCGATGTTATTACTGTTGTAGTTGGTGCGGGTGGTATTGGTGGAAACAGCGATGCAGGAACTGGCGCTAGTGGTGCAGTAAGAATTATTTGGGGCGATAACAGATCATTCCCATCAACAAATACAGGCGATTTGTAAGGAAAAATCATGGCAGTAGATCAAAAGATTATTGATAGCCTAGTTCAGCAAATTCTTGCTACTAGCGACTCATCTAAATGGGGTGGTGATGGCAAAGGTTCTGCCAAAGCCAACGCAACTGACATGGCTAACATTCTTGCAAAAGCGGGAATTACTGATGTCAAGCAACTTGGTGTTAAGCAAGAAGTTATCCCTGCTATGTATGGCGAGGGATTGAATGAGCCTGAGCGAACTGTCAATAAGTACTACAACAAAGCAACAGGCAAAGAACTTGAAAACACCTATGGCGAAAGACAGATTGGCAACTTCTTTGGCGGTACATATACTGGCAAAGGCAATACTGGTTATGGTGTTGTTTTTGATCCTCAAGGAAATCCTCAGTTCTTTACATCTGGTGCATCTAGCTCTGATTTAACTAAAGACACACTTATTGCACTTGGTGTAATGGGTGGTATTGGTCTTTTAAATGGTTTTGGTGCTGTTGGCACAGAAGGTTTATTGAGTGGCGCTGCCGATATGTCTGGTCTTGCTGCTGCAGAAGCTGGAGGTCTTGGCGCTACTGAAGGTGGTCTTTTAAGTGGTGCGGCTGACATGTCAGGATTAGCCGCAGCCGATGCAGGAGTTGTCGGTACAGAAGGATTGTTAGGTGGTGCGGCTGATATGTCTGGTCTTGGTGCTGTTGGCACAGAAGGCGCATTAGGTGGTGTTGCTGATATGTCAGGTCTTGGCGGTATCGAAGGTGGGCTTTTAACTGATACTTCTGGATTGGTGACTCCTCCGATTACTCCAACGCCTACACCTACACCTACACCAACTCCTTTACCTACACCTACACCAACTCCTTTACCAACACCTACACCAACTCCTTTACCAACTTTAACACCTACTCCTTTGCTTACACCAACTGTAACGGATTTGTTGACTAAAGCGGGAACAGGATTATTAAGTGGATTAACTGGACAACAGTTAGCAAATTTATTCTCTGGTGGTCTTGGCACAGCAGGAAATCTGTTGCAGATGCAACAATCAAGAGAAGCGACCCAACAAGCACAAGCTCGAATTGACGCTGAGACTGCTGCGGCTAAACAAGCGGCTCAATTCCGTCCTGTTGGCATGACAACAAGGTTTGGCACTTCTAACTTTACATTTAATCCTACTACTGGACAATTGGAGAGTGCAGGCTACACATTGTCGCCAGAGGCTAAAGCCCAACAAGATCGTTTAATGGGTCTTGCCAATCAAGGTTTAGCGCAAGCAGAACAAGCACAAGCACAATTTGCTCCATTGCAAACAGGCGCTCAAAATTTGTTTAGCCTTGGTAATCAATACTTGGCTCAGAGTCCTGAACAAGTTGCTCAACGCTATATCAGTCAGCAAATGAACTTGTTACAACCAGGTCGTGAACTTGAGTTGGCTAACTTGCAAAACAAATTGCAACAACAAGGTCGTTCTGGTTTGGCAGTCGCTCAAGGTGGTAACTATGGTGCTACAACACCTGAGTTGCAAGCCTTGTATAACGCTCGTGCAATGCAAGAAGCTCAATTGGCGGCTAATGCTCAACAAGCGGGACAACAACAAGTCTCATTTGGTGCAGGATTACTTGGTCAAGGTGCTGGCGCTATGGGTCAATACTATGCGGGTCAGCAAGCGGCTTATGCTCCTTACACTACTGCAATGGGTCAAGTTCAGAACTTAGAATCCCAAGGTCAACAACCACTTGGTTTAAGTACTGCTCTTGCTCAACAACAAGCTCAAGCGGGTGCTAATGCGGGTCGTTTAGGCTTAAGTGGCGCTGAATTGAGTGCAAGATTGGCAACAAGTGCTGATGCGACAAGAAATCTTGCGGCACAAAGTTTGATTGCGGCAGGAAATCCTAATGCCATGTTTGGTCAAGCATTGGGTCAATGGGCTACTGGATTATTTGGTGGTCAACAGGGTACAGGAGTAGCAGGAAATCCTCTTGCAGTAGGAGAATATGCAAACCCTGGATATTGGACTTAATTGGAGAAAAACATGGCAGATATCGTTCCTAGCTTATTTGGTTTGACACCTGAGATGTATCAAGGTCAACAATACCAACAAGACTTAAAAAGAGGCTATGAGTTAGCACAATTATCACCAGGCGCTGCCGCACAAGCAGGCTTGATGGCTAGTGTTGGTCAATTAGGTCGTGGCTTTGCTGGCGCTATGGGTGTAGAAGACCCTCAACTTCGTATGATTACCCAACAACAGGAAATCATGCGTGGTTTAGACATTACTGATCCAGTTGCATTAACTCAAGCAGCACAAAAAGCAAGTCAAATTGGTAATCAAGACTTGGCTTTGCGTTTGCTGACAACAGCAGATCAAATGGCACAAAGAGCCGCACAAAGACAAGCCCAACAAGAGATGTTGCAAGCTCGTCAAATCTCTCAACAAGCATTCCAACCAGGTGGTCAAGCGACCATGTATGGTCAACCAACACAATTCCCATTGAGGGATGATGAAGGTAATGTGATGCCTGGTGCGGGTGTTACTCAACCAAGTTATGACATTAAACGAGTTGAGGCTCAGTTGTTGCAGAATACTGCGGGTCGTGCTGAACTAGAAAACATCTATAAAGCACAAGAAGCGGCTGCCAAGACCAATAAACTCTCGGCAGAGGCTGTAACTGCACAAGCTAAAGCAGATGTTGCAGCACCAACAGAAAGAGCAGAATTGCTCAAGAAGTCGGCAGATGCTACTAAGGCTGTTATTGAGTCTCAATTTACTCAAAGAGCGCAAGAACTTGGTCTGATGGAGAAGACTTGGAACATCAAGAATCTGCAAAGTGAGATCGGTACTAGAGGTGCTAAGTTGAACTTGGACACTCAGATGACCAATGCTACTGTTCTTGAGAAGTTGGCATCAATTAACAAGATGAATACTGAGATTCCATCAGACACTCGCAAGTTGATAAACGAGACTGCTGTTGTAGCCGCTACTGCTAGACAATCTGCTGACCAATTCAATGATTTGGCTAACAGAATTGAGAATCTTGGTGGTTATGGCAAGTTGTCTAGTCTTGGTGAGTTTGCAAAATCTACAATTGGTGCTGAAGGCTATGAGACTTCTTTGCGTCAAGAGTACACTCGTTTGCGTAATAGTGCCGCTATCAAGTCTTTGCCACCTGGCCCTGCAACCGATAAAGACATTCAAATGGCTTTGTCAGGCTTCCCTAAAGACACTTCTAACTCTGCCAATATCGCTCAATTCTTGCGTGGTATGGCTAAGTTGCAAGATATTGATGCTTCTGTTGCCAATGCTAAGACTGATTGGCTTGCCAAGAACAATGGCACTTTGACAAGAGCAAATAACACATTCATTGCGGGTGATTTTACTGTTCGACCAGGTGAGTCGTTTAACGATTTCACAGCAAGAGTCGCTAAAGATGTAAATGCTCGTTATTCAGGTACTGGTCGTGAAGCACAGAGACAGAATTTGATTAACCAGATTCCTACTCCAAGAAACCCAAGTCCTCAAGTTAATAACATAATGAGTGCAGCAGATGCTATTTTGCAAAGGGGTCGTTAATGGCTACAGCAGAAGAATACGCAACTTGGATTGTCCAAAATAGGTCAAAACAAGGAACGCCAGAGTTTGAAACTGTTGCTCAGGCTTATCAAATAGCCAAAAGCCAACAGAATGTAGCTCAAACTGCTATGGCGACAACTCCTGTTCCTGCTCCGTCAGGATTGGGAGAACAACTTATTGGCGCTGGTGAAACAGGATTAACTCTGTTAACTGGTGGCACTACTGGTTTGCTTGGAACTATTGGTGGCGGTATATCTGGCGCTATCGAGCAAGCAAGAGCTGGAAAATTTGGCACTCCAGAAGCCGCTAGAGCTATTCAAGAGCAAGCGATGGCTGGTGGTCAGCGTTACACCTATATGCCTAGAACTCAAGCAGGGCTAGAACAATTGCAAGCTGTTGGTAAGGTTGCAGAGGCTTTACCTCCTGTGATTCCTGTTGTTTCTGAGGCGGGAATGCTTGCTCAATCAGTTAGGCAAGCTACTCCATTGGCACAGGCTACTGCACTTCGAGGCATTCAATCTGTACAACGAGGTGCTGAACAGACTGCACAAGCCGCACAGCGTGGTACTGGTATTGTTCGTGAAGCATTAGGTATGGATTTAGCACCTACTACTGGTGTTGGCGCTCGTACAAGTGCTGGCGCTGCCGCTACTCCTGCAGGATTACAGCGAGAGACAACTGCAAGAGGATTGCCAGTTGAAGTTGATTTAACTCTTGGAGCAAGAGAAAGAGATGCGGCTCAATTAGCTTTTGAAAAAGAGCAAATGAAAGGCCCACTCGGAGCGCCTCTTCGTGAAAGAGCTGAATTGAACAATCTACAAGCATTGCAGAATTTTGATGCTTTGGTTGACATGACTGGTTCGCAATTGGCATCTAGCGGCCCTGCTGCTACTGGAAACTCTACTATTGATGCTTTATCTCAAGGTTGGAGAGGGGCAAAAGCTAAGACTTCTGCGGCTTATACAAAAGCAGATAATTCTCCTGAGGCTTTATTGCCAGTAGACTTAACTGCGCCTAGAACATTGACATATGGAGATAAGCAAGTAACTACAACTTTGTTTGATTATTTGAATAACCAACCTACAAAAGTTCCTTCTGCTGCAATTCCAGATACTGTAAAACAAATAGCTGTCAATCTAGGAATAGCTAAGTTGGATGAAGAAGGAAAACTAATTCCTTTAAGTGCAACTGTAAAGCAAATGGAAGATTTGCGTAAAGAAACAAATCTTATAACTGATTACGATATAAACAATAAAAGACAATCAGCAACTATCAAATCTTTAATTGATGAAACAACCAAAGATGTTGCTGGCCCTTTGTATGCAGAGGCTCGTGCTTTGCGTGAATCTCAGGCTCGTAAATATGAAGGTCGTGCAATTGTTGCTAATCTAATTACTAAAGTTAAAGGAAAAGATGATCCAAAAATTGAAGCTAGTCAAGTTTTTGATCGTTCGATTTTGAATGCAAGTCCAGAAGAAGTAACATTCTTGCGTAGAGTATTGTTGACAAGCGGTAAAGATGGTCAACAAGCATGGAAAGAGTTGCAAGGCGCTACAGTTAAACACCTAGAAGATATTGCCACTAAAAGCGTTCAAACTGATTCTAGTGGCCGAAAAATTGTTTCTACTGGTGAACTTAACAAAGCAGTTACAGCATTAGATAAAAATGGTCGATTGGATATTATTTTTGGAAAACCTAAAGCCCAAATCATTAGAGATTTGAATGAAGTTTTGCAATATGTAAATACTGTTCCACCAGGCACATTGATAAATAGTTCTGGAACTGCTATGGCTATAACAACTGCTATTGCAGAAGCTGGTGCTACTGGTGCTATGACTGGTTTACCACTTCCTGTACTGAGTTTAGTTCGTGTTGCTTCTCAGCAGATCAAGAATAACAAGACTAAAGCACGAATCAACCAAGCATTGAATCAGGCTGAATTCAAGCCATGAAAGAATGGGCTGTCGAGTATTTAGCGGCAGTCCTTCTTAGTTGTTTTGTCATTTACTGTAGTTATATTGTTGTATGGGCATTTCCATGATCGCCTTTCTCTTGGCGGCAACCATTGAATACCGATGTGTTAAATGGACTTGGACTGGCAATGCGTTGAACCGCAGAGTAGTCTGTCTCAAGTGGGAGAAGAGAAAATGATTGATCCGATTAGTGCGTTAAATGGCTTACAGAACGCCATTTCAATGGTTAAGAAGGCTAGTAAGGTAGCCAATGATATAGGCGGTCTTGCCCCGATGATTGGCAAGATGTTTGATGCTAAGAGTCAAGCAACAAAAGCGATGCTAGAAGCCAAGCGTGAAAAGCGTGGCTCAAACATGGGTGCGGCTCTACAGATCGAGATGGCACTTGAGCAAGCCAGAGCATTTGAAGAAGAACTCAAGATGTTGTTCATGCAGACAGGCAAGGTAGATGTCTGGGACAAGATTAAATCTCGTCAAGCTGAGATGGACAGGGATGATGCTAAAGAGATGGCTGCCTTGAGAGCCGCTGAGAAGAAAGCTAAAGAAAAAGAAGAAGAGATGCAAGAGTGGGCAATCATCATTGGTGGCATCGTTTTTGTCTTGTTCTTGGTGTTTATTGGAATCAACGAACTAATGAGTCTATGTCCTAAAGGTGGATGTGGAAGATGAACGAGTACCAGAAACAGTTTGATATGTTTCTAAAGGTGTTCATTTATGGGTGTGTTGCTTGGTGGTTTCTAGGTTTCTTAAAGTTCTTACCTGATGACTTATCAAACAAAATTGTGGCACTTTTATTGGGGAAGATTGGGTTATGAAAATATCAACTTACCAACAAAATGCAAGGATGCTTTGGGAGGCTCATCGGGTGATCCACCAACAGAATATGGCAAGGTTAGCCGAGCTGAACAGACAAGCAGACCAACAACAGAAAGCCCAAGAGATAAAGACTCATTGGGTTAAGAACTCACAAGTGGATGTAATGGTATGAGATATTTGCTTTTGTTATTGCTGTTAACTGGCTGTGAAGACAGATATCGCTATAAGTGCCAAAACCCTGACTACTTCCATGCAGAAGAATGTCAAAAGCCTAAATGCTTGTTTACGCAACAATGTCCCGAATACTTAGTCGCCCCCATTTTGGAAAAAAAGGTTAACGATGTTCAAACAGAAGCCAAACCTAACAACTGAAGAATTTGAAGTCCGAGTTTGGGGCTTTGTTGTAGTCGTTGTGACTTGCATCTTGTGCTTCATTGTTATTGCACTTCTGTACTCTGTCACCTTTGTGACTCAACCTATCAAGAGTATGGCTCCCATAGACCAAGCCTACACAAAGATGCTGAACGATATTGTTCTTTTGATTGTTGGCGGTATTGGTGGTGTGATGACTAAGAGAGCGGCTGGTGCAGCGGCAAAGGCTTTTGGAGCGCCACAACCTCCAATGCAACCAATGTGTCAACCAATGGGTAATAACGGCTATCAGGGCGGTTTTAACGCTTCCTATGCACCTCCACAGTCTGCTTATGGTTTGCCTAGTCAGCCTTTTGGTGCAATGCCTGTTTGGACTAATCCAGAGTTGGATGAATCTTGGACACCTGGCCCACCACCAACAACGCCACCAGATCACTTAGAAGATGACCATGAGCGAGTCCAATTGGCTGTTGCAAGACAGGAGGCTGACTAATGTTTCCCATACCTTTACCTTGGTTGATAGTGGGTGTTCTCATTTCCTTATTTGGAACTTACAGGGTTGGACACCACTATGGTTGGCTAGAGCGTGATGGCGACATGAAGATTGCCATTGCCAAAAAGAATGATGAAGCTCGTCAAATAGAGCAAAACATGAACGAGAAACTTAACCAACAATCTGCAAAATTACAGGAGGCTAATGATGCCATCAACAAAAAAACTACTGCTCTTGCTGTTGCCAATCGTGCTGGCAAGTTGCGCCTCTGCCCCACAAGTAACATACAAGCCTCCTCAAGTGCCTCCCTTACCAGCACAAATACAGAAACAACCAGTCAATCTGACAGACCGACTGACACAGCTTCTGATGCCGAAAGAGCAACCATCGAAGCCATCGCAGAAATAGTCGCTCAAGGGGATAAGAATACTGCTGCTTTAAATGCTTGCGTAGACGCTTACAACGATGTTAGGAACTTACTAAATGACAATAAGCGCTGAACAACTAAAACAACTTCACATTAGCCCTGAGTGGCTTGATGGATTGAACGCCACTTTTGAGCGTTTTGACATTATGAACCCACTTAGAAAAGCGGCTTTTATTGGTCAATGTGGGCATGAGTGCGGTAACTTTAAGATTCTTGAGGAGAATTTGAACTATCGTGCAGAGGCTTTGCAGAAGTTATGGCCTAAACGCTTTGATGCTGCTAAAGCACAGGCTTGCGCTAGAAACCCAAAGTTAATTGCCAATACTGTTTACTCTAATCGTATGGGAAACAGGGATGAGGCTTCTGGTGATGGCTACAGATTCCGTGGTCGTGGTTGCATCCAGTTGACTGGTCATGCTAACTACTACCATGCGGGTCAAGCCTTGGGTGTAGATTTTGTGATGAACCCTGAGTTAGTTGCTACTCCAATGTATGCGGCTTTGACTGCGGGATGGTTTTGGGATGTCCAAAAACTGAACCAATATGCTGATTCCAGAGACTACAAAACCATGACCAAGAAGATAAATGGTGGTTTTATTGGCTTGGCAGATAGGGAAAAGCATATAAATCATGCACTTGCGGTACTAACTTAAATGAAATTATCAAAAAACTTGTGTATAAAGTGATGTTATGTCAAACATACCAACACAACAAGACGCTGAATTCTTTGCTGAATGCGTAAAAAAGTGGCAGAAAACGCTATCTCTTGGTGACTGGAGAATAGAAAAAGGCTCTAAGCCTGCCAAGCAAGCAATGGCTTCTGTTGAGTTTAATGAGAATGCGAGATTAGCGACTTATCGTCTAGGAGACTTTGGTGCTGAAAAGATCACGCCTGAGTCCTTAGACAAAACTGCTTTACATGAGTTGCTCCATGTAATGCTGCATGATCTGATGACTGTTGCACAAGACCCTAAATCTTCTCAAGAAGAGGTGGAAATGCAAGAGCATAGGGTTATTAACTTGCTTGAGCAATTACTCTTCAAGGAATCTAATGGGCGCTCATAACGAAACTTGCACAGATGTTGAATTCATCAAACTATGGGGTGAATTACAGTCTGCGGCAAAACTATCTCACCATCTTGGTATTGCCACTAGAGCAGTTTATTTGCGTAGAAGGTGGATTGAAGATCATTACAAAATCAAGCTAGGTGCGGCAGACCATAGAGGTTCTAAATACGATTTAACCAAGCCAAAATCATTCTCTCCACTAAAGCAAATTGAATTAGGCATAGAAGATGGGACTGTAATTGTCTTTTCTGATGCTCACTTCATACCAGGTCAACGCTCAACAGCCTTTAAAGGGCTTTTATGGGCTATTCAAGAGTTCAAACCCAAAGCAGTAATATGTAACGGAGATGCTTTTGATGGAGCGTCAATCAGTCGTTATGACGCTTCTGATATGCCTCAAACATCTGTCATTCAAGAGTTGAAGGCTTGTCAAGCAGCGCTTGATGAAATTGAGGAAACAGCCAAAGCTGAAAGACACAATGTAAAGCTAGTGTTTACATGGGGCAATCACGATGCTAGGTTTGCCAACAGATTGGCTCAACACGCACCACAATTTAAAGATGTTTTGGGCTTTAAGTTGACAGACCATATTACAAATTGGGACTTCTGTTGGGCTTGTTGGCCTACCGAAAAAGTAGTTGTAAAGCACCGATATAAGAATGGTATCCATGCTACTCACAACAATACTGTAAACGCTGGCGTATCAATCGTTACTGGACACTTGCATAGCCTTAAAGTCACGCCATTTGATGACTATAACGGCACTCGCTATGGTGTTGATACTGGCACTCTTGCTGAGACTGATGGCCCACAGTTCACTTATGGAGAGTTAAATCCTAGCAACCATAGATCAGGCTTTGCCATTCTTAACTTCTTTAATGGCAAGCTATTGTGGCCTGAAGTTGTCCATAAGTTTGACGAAGACCAGATTGAATTCCGTGGTGAAGTGATTGATGTAGGTGCATTTTGAGTGCGCCTTTAATCATTATCACAGGCTTGATCTATGCTTATATAGCTGGTGAACAAGCACTAAAGGGTAACATGTATATGGCAATTGTATATACAGGCTACTCCTTTAGTAATGTGGGTCTTTACTTACTTGCTAAGTAGCGTCTTTCTGAAATACTCCATTGGGCAAAAGAGTACCCCTACGATTCTTGATCTGATCGTATGCAACTTCCATACAGTCTACCAGATTTAGGTCTTGCAAAGCACAGTAATTGACTAGGCAGACCATCACATCTCCGACTGCATCAATGACAGCTTCTCTGTCTTTTTTGATGGTTGCATCTGCTAGTTCACCCATTTCTGAAATTGCTTTTAGAAGTTGAACTTCTGGGGTGCTGTTAGGAATAATTTTCCTAGCTTCAGACCATTGAATAATCTTAATTTCTACTGCTGCATAGCTCATCTCAATCTCCTATAAGGTTGTTCAATCTTCTCTGGTGGTGGTGGAGTCATCTTCTCGGAAGGTGGTGTCCAACCATGCTTTCTCCAAAGAGCCTGAACATCTGATCCAGACTCCCATTTGAATTCTTTGTTAGCAACCGATGGATAGCTAATCTTTGAATGTGGAGGTAATTCAATCATTTTATTGCCTTCATAACTCGTTGTTTTTTGCCAGAACGACCAACTCTAGTGCCGATGATTTCGATATAACCTTTGTCTAACAAAGAGCGATATCTGGCTGTTATTGAGGAATATGGATACTGTGGAAACTTCTCCAGTATCTCATCTGAGATACATCCATCAGGAAAGCCTTTAATGGCCTCATAGACGATTTGTTCAATCTTGGTGGTGTCTACTGCTTGAGCCGCTTCATGGCTCGTTACAGGGTCTTCTTTTCGTGCCAACTTAAATGCTGGTGTGCTGAAGAATCTGTCCATAGACTTTTTCATGTTGTCAAAAATATCGTTCATCATTAACTCCTATTAAATGGGTGAGGTACTCGCTGCGTCCACAGATACTGCACTACTTGTTTGCAATTCAACATTTCGGTTGGCATCCGCTTTCCCTCGTAAACTATCAGAAGGGCAAATCAGAATCGTCATCAAAGCCAGTAGCTTTGGAACGCTCAGAAGTTTTTGCTTGTTGTGGTGCTTGTGGGTTTTTTAGAGATACTGCTAATCCAAAGAATTTCCCATTTCTACCTTCTTTAATCCAACCTGAAAGCCAATACTCTTGACCCTCAATGTTTAGACTACCTGTGTAGTCAGGTTGTTTCTCTTGTTCTTTCCTATCATTTTTAAACAAGAATCCACTATTTGTTTTGAATGGTTTTGTAATTTCCATATTAACTTTCTTTAGCTTTTTTGATTTGTGAACGCACTTTGCTTGGCAGCAATCCCCATAAAGCAACCTTTTGGTCAGCCTCTAGGTTCTCTGCTTCCATCTTCTCAAGCCCTTGTTTTCCATCAAGAGCCATGAGTTCCATTGCCAACTCTCGCAGATACTGCATCTCTTCTGGTGGAAGTGAGTCTGCAATGCCTTGTGTTGGCGTAATAACTACCTTATCGTCTTTGAGTGGTGCAGAAGAATCAAGAGCATCATGCTCAACAATCTCCATTGCTGTCATCCAAAGATATCTACGCTGATATGTCTCTACAGCGCCTAAATTCTGAATGGCGTGAGCGCCCTTAAGATTGGCCTCAACCATTGGAGAGGTAATGACAATGCTAGTTCCATCATCTACATCTGTAATTGTCAGACTGGCAATTTCTGAATCGTATGAAACAACTCCGCACAATCCATTGCTATGAAAAATAGCATTGATTTGTGGAAGAAAGTCGCCAAGCTCAAAGTACTGGTAGCCAGCAAACTTGTTATGGCCTGATTTCTTGAGTGGTGCAGATTGCAAAAGAATTCTTGCTTGCATTAACTTTTTATGTACGCCCATGATTAAATCCTTGATCTAACTCTTGTTGAATGATTTGTTTTTGTGTTTCAAGTCCAAAGTACTTGAAGTCGATATAGTCATCGGAACAGCATGACTTGTTATTCTTTACTGTTAAACAGTATTGGCAGTATTGAATTCCTGAGAATTCTTCTATGTAAGTTTCAAGCAAGGATTTCATTAGTGTAGCTTGTCGTAAGCCATTTCCCAAAGAACATCACTTGCAAGATCGGAGAGTCTGTTTAACTCATCCTCTGTTAGTGGTGTTCCATCTTCGTAACAGCCACTTGAAAAGTATGCGTCACTAAAGTCAGGATAATCCCCACTATCCACTCCATCTACTTCTAGGTCTAAGACCTTTTTGCCGTTCAAAATTGGCATCTTGACTCCTATTAACTTGTTTATCAAAATTGTCCGTTTCTGCAATTCTCTGTTTAATGCTTGAACACATTAGCTGAGCCAGAACTTCATTGCAGCTTTTTAGCACGATGGACTTCGCACCTGAAAGCGCTCAACACCTCTAATGTGCCATAACTTTTTAATGTTTTATATTAGGATAAACCCTAATGTACAAACAAAAAAACAACACTAAGATACTGGTATGAACATCGAACAAATTGAACAAAAGTGCGCTGAGACATTGCTTGATTATGCAATCACAATGTGTTCAGCTTATGTGGATGATCCTGAGGACTTCAATGCCGCAGTAGTGGCTTTGCTCGCCAGGACTCTAGAAAACCACCTTAACAGACCAATTAATATCCAAGAAATGTACCAATGACACAAGCAAGAATTATCAAAGCTCTCCAAAATGGCCCACTAACCTCACATGAGTTATCTAACCTAACTGGTATGCCACAAGCTACTGTCCTGTCAACAGCTAAGAAACTTCGCCATAAGGGTGAATTAACAACAGAGTTGGTCAAGGTTGGGAAGCATTGGATTGCCCAATACACATTGTCAGACGATTTGATTGAGGCTAAGAAGCCAGAAGAAAAGCGCTGCTTGCTAAACCCATTTGATATTCGCAATGCCAAGGGTATTTTTACCCCTGCTGAGTACCGAGTAATGAATGCTCAAGCTAAGAGGTTGTACAAAGGGAATCCTGATTTCACAAAACAAATTACAAATAATCAAAGAATTTGAAAAAACTTCTTGACACAAAGGAAAATTGTGTATAATCCAAATCGTCTGAGTGGCATCAGGCGAATGAATCAACTTAAGAACCCCATAGATTCCTGTGTGGTCTTGTCAGACAACTGGCGTACTTTTGAGTTGATTCAATCGTCCGTTGTTGCTCTCGCCAAGAGCCAAGACCACAGAGTGATTTATGGGGTTTTTTGCGTTTGGTGGCTATGCAATGCGGTGCTGTCGGTGGTTGCATTTGGGATACCCTGTTACACGAGCGAACTAAAGCAGGGGCGGTGGGCGAAGGATAGAGCCGAGTGGTTGGGATGAAAATCTCAGAAGTCTGTCCAATGCGATGCGATGACATGGCTCCGAAGAGGACATCATCTAAAGCAGGGCGAAACTTCATTTTGATGCGGTAAGGCTTTGCTTTGCTCAAACATTCACCAAAGAGGACTATGAGATACGGAAAGAAAGACAACGAGATAGCACAAAGGTTGAAGGACAAAGGTAAGAGTTTCTTGCAATCGTCTAAGTGGAAAACTTTAAGGGCTGCCGTTGTAAAAAAGTTTGGTCGGAAGTGTATGAAATGTGGAACAACACCAAAGAATCCAAAATCAACCCATGTTGACCACATAAAGTGCCGTAAACACTTTCCAGAATTAGCATTAAATTTTGATAATTTGCAGGTTCTTTGTTGTAGATGTAACAAGGAAAAAGGAAATAAAAACAGCAATGACTATAGGAGTAAATATGCAACAACTGTTTAACGATAACTTTGAGAGATTCTGGGAAACATGGCCTAGATCATTCAGAAAAGGCGGCAAGGCTGCTTGCAAAGTGAAATGGAAAAAGTTTTACTGTGACACTTGTGCAGATCAAATCATCAAGCACATTGAATGGATGAAAACAACGGATGCTTGGAGAAAAGACGATGGGGCTTTTATTCCCGCACCTTTGGTTTATCTGAATCAACAAAGATGGGATGGGGCTGAGATTCCAGAGAGCTTCGGGATCAAAGTTGAAGTGAAAATTGATCCTGCTTTGGCAAAGATTGAAGCTGATAGAAAAAAAGCGTCTCCAATGCCAGATCACATAAGAGCTAAATTAGCGGAGTTACGCAAGTGAATTACTACGAAGCTATGAGACTACTAGACAAGGTTCGTGAAGGCGTACCTTACCCTTTACACCTGATAAACCAAGCCTTAGAGCTTACTGGCGACCTAGAGTAAACCCCTATGGCATATAGCCGAAAAACAATATCCAATGCAGGAGACAGAGTTGTTCTTGAGAAAGCAGAAGCTCGGGAAATGTTCCGAACTTGGCAGACAAACCAAGATAACGACTTTGTTCGTGCCAGGCTTGAGCGTTGCGAAAGAATCTATGGAACTGGAGCAAGAGATCGAGTCCGTTTTTATATGCGTCAAATGAAAGAAGGACAAATTGAATGAGTTGGCTTTATTCGCGGGTGCTGGTGGAGGAATACTTGGGGGACATCTCCTCGGATGGAGAACAGTCTGTGCAGTCGAGTGGGAGCAATACCCAGCAAGCGTACTGTGCGCCCGACAAAATGACGGGCTTCTCCCGCCTTTCCCGATTTGGGATGATGTACAAACCTTTGACGGAAAGCCGTGGCGAGGAATTGTTGATGTCGTATCTGGAGGATTTCCGTGCCAAGACATCTCAGTCGCAGGAAACGGAGATGGACTTGACGGACAGAGATCAGGAATGTGGCGAGAAATGGCACGGATTATTGGCGAGGTTCGACCAAGATTCGCATTTGTGGAGAACAGTCCAATGCTCGTTACTAGAGGACTTGAACGAGTCCTTGCAGACCTTACCTCAATGGGGTATGACAGTCGGTGGGGAGTTATATCTGCTGCCGACATTGGTGCAAA